TAAATTATGAAGAGCTGGAAGTTCCTGAAGAAGAAAAACAAATGCTTATAAAATATGAAAATGATATAAATTTTCATAGAGAAAAGACAATAGAACATATTTTTAAATTTTCAAGAGCGATATATGAAGCTAACCAGATTTTTGCAAAGCAAAGAGTAGGGACATTTGGAAAATGGATAGAAAAAATTGGAATTGATAGAGATAGTGCGAATGTAGCAATAAGAAGATACAGTTTATATTTAGAAGCTGAAGTAAAAGGGATAGAGGAACCTAAAAAGGTTTTATCTTTACCTAACAGAACGGTAAAAGCACTGACTGGCCAGAAAAAAGAATTTGAAGAAGCAGAGATAGTAGAAGTAATTACTGCAGAAAATCCAGGAGCAAAATTAAAAGAAATAGAAGAAAAGAAAGAAGCTGTAAAGCTATCAGATACTGAAGAAAAAAAGGCATTTCTGATGAAAGAAAAAATCCGGAAACAGCATCTTATAAAAAAACTTCAGGATGAGATAAAGGAAATAGAAGAGCAGCTTATAAAAATAAAAATATAAAAAAGTCCTTGACAAATTTGTAAAAAAAATGTATGATTATGTCAAGTGAACGTAAGTATCTTCTGTTAGGGGAGCTTACAAAGTCTTATTTTTCTGTAAAGGCAGGGGAGTAAGACTTTTTATTTATTAATTGGAATGAGGAGATTTATATGGGCTTAAAACCATTTAAAAGTTATGAAGAACAATTGAATATTATGAAAAAAAGAGGATTAATAATAACAGACGATGAAGCTGTTTTAAAAAAATTGAAAAGGGAAAATTATTATAATATAATAAATGGATATAAGGATTTTTTTATAGATAAGCAAGCTTCAAAAGTAAAAAACGAAGATGTTTTTGAAAATGAAACAAAATTTGAACACATCAGTGCATTATATGATTTTGATACAGAAATAAGGTTATTGTTTTTAAAAAATATTTTGAAAATGGAGAATATTTTAAAAACAAAAATTGCATACTTCTTTTCTAAAAGTTATAATAATCAAGACTTTAATTATCTTAACATAAATAACTACAATGATACAAAAAAAGAAGATGCTGCTAGAGTGATTGCAGAAATATCTAATGTAATAAAAAACAGCCTTTCGCAAAATTATTCTGGAGGGAAGCAAATACAACATTATATAAATATTCATAAAAATCTTCCATTATGGGTTTTATCAAAACAGCTAACATTTGGAAATATGTCTTTTCTGTATTCTTCATTAAAGGAGAGAATACAAAAAGAGATTTGTAATGAAATAGCTGAAGAATATGAAAAAGAATACGAAAAACAAATTAAAATTGATGAAAAAAATCTGGAGCAGATTATAAAGTTTATAAATGCAATAAGAAATATGTGTGCTCATAATGATAGAATATATAGTGTTTTAATAAAGAAAAAAGGGAATATACCTAATATAGTGCATTCTCATTTAAATTATTATATTTTTAATTCAAGAATATTTGATGTTCTGATAATTTTAAAATTATTTGTAACAAGAGAAGAATTTAATTTGTTATTAGAAGAATTAGAAGGGCATTTAAATAGGCTAGAAATAATTTATAATTCAAATATATTTGGGAAAGTATTAAATGAAACGGGTATCCCTAAAAACTGGAAAAATGTAGTAGCAGATCTTTTATTTTGGGAAGAAATATATGAAAATATTTATGATATTAAAGGAAAAAAAATAAAAGCAATACATGTATTTATGGAATCTGGAAGCAAAATAGAAGAAGAGATAACAAGAAATGAAATTCTTCAAAAATATAAAAATTTTCAACAAAATATAATCCTTTATATTTATGAAAAATTAAAAGAAAAAAGCTATTATACAAAAATTAGTAGATTTCTAATTTTTAATAAAGGGATAGAAAAAATAAATCCTTTTGGGGTTTCAACGAATTCTTTTTCTGAAGGATTGGGTTCCTTAATAGAAGAAAAAAGAGATATTTCTTTTGAAAATAAACCTTCTAAAAAATTTGAGAAAATTGCAGAATCATTTGAAATAACACCAGATGATTTGAAAAGAGGTTTAGTTGCAATGGCTGAAATGACGTTAGAATTAGAAGAAATTGAAACAGCATTTAAATTGTATGAAATTATATAAGTTTAAAAAAATAGGAATTTAGTTCCTATTTTTTCTTCTTAAGAGCTTCATAAAAGAGTTTTGCAATCCAAAAGAAAATTATAAAAGGAAGAAAAGAAATCCAGAAAAATATTTTTATTAAAGAAATTTTTGATTTAGATTTTCTTCTGTAATTTGAATACTTCAAATTTTCCAAAAATCGGGCATGATAATTATTGAGCTTATAAGAACGTTCTGTTTTTTTAAAAAAGTAAGAGTAGTCAGTATGTTCAAATGGAGTATTATTAGTTTCAGATATTTTTTTCTCTAAATTTATAAGTTTCTTTTCAGTATGGTTTAAGGCAAGAACACCAGTATTTATGTTTGAATCTGAAAGTAATTTTAAATGATCCAGTTGATGCTTTTTAATAGAATCAGAAGGACCTTTCACTTCTAAAAATTTAAGTTCATAATCATTCCATATCATAATATCGGGGAATCCGGAACGGTTTTCAGCAATATTATTCATGAAGTATAATAAAACTTCCAAGATATCTTTTGTTTTAACATATTTTGTTATTACCAGTAATTCCTCCAAAGAATATTCCCCACGATAATGAATTAATCTAAAAAGAGAATTTTTTGGTAAAAAATCTGAAAAAGTGTTATATAATTTTTCAACTTTTTCATAATTAAATGTTAGAACACTTTCAATTCCATCTTCCTGAATAATATTTACTTTTTGTTTTATTTTATTAACTCTGTTGCAGAAAAAATCTTCTTGTTGAAATAAATCATAAGGCATATCAGAGTAAAAAGGCCTGTCAGGATAAAAAGAAACATTAATTCCATTGGAAGTAGGACGTGCTAAGTAAATGACATCAAATATCTCATCCCAAAAAAGGAAAGAAAACAAATTCCACCAGTAACTATTTTGTGAAAAAAGTCCCTTATATCCTTTATCAGAAAAATACTTTAATGCAATATCTTCAATGTGTTCATAACTTTCCCCTTGATAATAATAAATTTTATCTTCTTTTACAAAATCAAGAGTTAAATTTTCAATATTAATCATAAAATCTCCTTTCAAAAAAGAGAGTATAAAATACTCTCTAAATTAAGTATATATGAGTGTTCTAACTCCAAATTAAATATTTATTGCTCCGATAAATTTTCCCCAGATTTTAAATTCATCTTGCTGAGGTTTAACGACAATTGGCAAATAAACATGATTGTCGCTTTGCAGGACAACTTCGCTTTTTGTTCTATAGAATCTTTTTACAAAATAATCCCCATTCAGAAAAAAGATTCCTATGTCCCCGTCCTTCAGATTTTCATTTTTGGTCGGATCAAAAATAACAATTCCTCCGTCGTTGAGAGTAGGCTCCATGCTGTCACCATGAATAAATGCGGCACGAAGATTTTTATATTTTAATGGCAATTTTATATATGATTCCGGTATTTCATCTACAATGCTTCCAGCTCCTGCGGCAACCGATGAAAATAGTGGGATTTCTGCATAATCGTTACGGATATCATCAAATATCTCGGCAATATTCTTTTCTATTGCTTCCTTTTCATGGTAATCATCTAGATCTTCCTTGTCTATATAGCCAATCATTTCATAAAATTTTAATACATTAATTTTATATATATTTGAAAGTGCAATTAAGTGAAAAGGATTAATTTTTTTTCTACCAGCATTTTCTATACGATTTAAATCAGCAATATTAATATTTGTTTTACTTTGAAGAAATTCTAACGTATATCCATTTTCAAATCGTAATTTTTTTAAATAATTTCCAAATTCGATTAACTTATCGTCATCAATTTCATTTTTCATAAGAGACCTCCGCAATAATTATAATATTTTTCTTTTTTATTTTTGGTAAAATATATAAAATATATTTTGAGTTTTAGCAAAATCAAGGTATAATAATTTTGACCAATAGAAAGAGTAAATTCTTTTTTCTTCATTAAACTCCTTTTAGATATGCTGGCAGTCTAGCCGCTGTCAGTATATCTTAAAACAAAAAGTACCGCCTTTTAAAGAGTATTTTAAATAAAAACTTAAAATATTGTTTTGAAGGCGAGCTCTAAAAAGGGGAGAATGGCCTGCAATAATAAATATAAGCGTGCCCTTTGGATAGTTATGATTCTATGTCATTTGCTTATTCACACGGAATAAGACCTCCTTTCGTAGATTTAGGCATGTCTGCTTATGCTCACCAAACCATAAGCAGGTATGTCTAAGTCATATGATGGTATAAACAGACTTGCTAAAAATAATATTACCAGAATTACTGCTGATACCGGCTTTAAGGTATGTAAGTGGTTATTTAAAAAATTTAAAATTTATTGCCAAAAAACGGCCTTCATATTTCGATTTTAAGAGCGTTTATGGCGTATAGACATATAAAGTATAGGCTAAAAAATAACGATTGCCATAATGCTTTATGTGGAAAATTGAATAAAGTCCAGAGCATCGTCTACCGTATGAAGTTTCAGTATAAATTTCATTCAGGCCAGGGGACTATAACTCCTGAAGTGTAGCATTAGAAAATCAGATGTGGCTGGCATCAGTAAAAAAAACAAGTGGTGGAATTCAGTTGCTGACACAGTAATGTGTCAGGGAGAACAGAACAGGTATTTGACTACGATCAAGTCATTCAGTGGGCGAATTGCTGAATAAATGTTCTGGAATATGCGACGAGTCGACGGCTAAACCGATAGTCAAATTTTTTATCTCTTATTATTTGCAGATTTTAAAAAAAATTTCTGTAAATAGTAGGAGAGCACAGCTCGGATGTCTCTGAACTCCCCTCAAGTCAAAAATTTTACACAGAAAAAGTCAAGAAAATTTTTAGACTAGAAGAAATAATAAAAAGTAAACCACTAAAAGGTTACTTAATAAAGAAAAAATTAAATAAAAATTTAAGTGTATATGAACCTAACTCCGATAAAAAATAATAAAATAACGGAGGTTAGAATGGTATTACAGAGACAAGGTAATAAAAAAGCATTGTTTAAAAAAATAGAAAAATATATACCCAAACATGAAATTTATATAGAACCGTTTTTTGGAGCAGGTGGGATTTTCTTCCTGAAAGAGAGAGCCAAATATAATTTCCTCAATGATTTGGACAATGAAGTTTTTAATCTGTTCCAGGTAATTAAAAATAAGCCGGTACAGTTTAAAAATTTGCTTCAGATGGTTCCAAAACATAAACAGCAGTTTGAATATTGGAAAAAAAATCCAGAAAGGATAGATACATGGCAAGCTGTCAGATTTATATATCTTTCAAATTTCTCTTTCATGAGTTCGGGAAACACATTAAGGATGGGAACATCAAATACAAAATTTCTGACATTAAGCAGGATAAAGACAACATTTGATGCATTGATGGATACCACATTTGACAACTCACCATATGAGAAATTTTTTAAAAATATTGGGATAAAGCAAAAACAGGGGAAGAACAAAATATTTATATACTGTGATCCTCCATACGTAGGAACTTCACAAGTATATAATGTTCCAAAGTGGACACTGAAAGATTTTGAAGATCTCATAAAATTTTTAATCGGATATGGCGAGAAATTCATGATTTCAGAATTCAATTCTTCTGAAATATTAAAAGTGGCCAAGGAGAATAATCTGAAAGTCATAGAGATTGGAGAGAGACGAAACCTAGGCAACATAAGGACTGAAATAATAATAACAAACTATTAATGAGAGGGAGAAAAATGGAATTAAAGGATTTTAACGAGATTGTATCAGGATATGATTTTGAGAAAGTAGAAATAGAAAAAGGAATTTTGAAAATCACAGTTGCTGAAAATAAGCAGCTTATGATTGATACGAAAACAAGTAAAATTCTTTTATTTCCTTCCATTTCATTGAATTTAGCTTTAGAAGAAATCACTAAAATAAAACAGCTAATAAAAGAAATGAGGTGGAACCTTGTCATTGAATGATATGCAGCAGGAATTTGAAGAATATCTAAAAGGAAAATATTACTCAAGACACACTGTACGTACATATCTTACAAATTTTAGAAAATTTATGGCCGACATGGATGTTTCTAATATTGAAGAACTGAACAGTGAAAAATTCCTCAAATATGAAGAAAAGCTGCAGAGTGAAAAAAAGAAAGGCCAGACTATAAATACAAAGTTTGAATCAATCAGGAGTTTCCTAAAGTTCCTGTATGAATCAAAAAAGATTTTAGCCCCAGTATGTGAAGTAAGATCTTCAGGACTTAAAATGAACCTTCCGGAAATAAAAATCCGGATTTATGACAGGTTCTATAAAAAAGAGCTGTCAATCAAGGAAATAAAAAGAATTCTCCGGGTGATTCAGGATGAGTCAAATAAGTTCTATAGACTTAGAAATGAGATACTGATTCAACTTCTGGCCACAACAGGATTGAGGATTTTCGAAGCACTACAGTTGAACATAGATGAAGTCATTTCAGGACGATGTGAGATTGTCGGGAAAAGAAATAAAATCCGTACAGTTTTAATACCGGCAACGATAGTAAAAAAATGTAGGGAATTTAGAAAATATCGGAAAGAATTGTATCTTAGAAATGAAAAATTGTTTATAGGCTCAAAGGACAGTCCACTAAAAGAACAGGCTTGTCTGAGAGTTTTGAAAAAATATGGAAAAATAGCAAAGGTCAAAGAAAAAAAATTGTTTTTACATAACTTGCGGCACTTCTACACAATTGACTGCATAAAACAGGGAATAGATCTTAATACAATTGCTCAGAACTTAGGAATTGAAGATCTTGAAATTTTGAAGATCTATCAGTCAAGAGATTTGAAAGTGCTTCAGGAACAGAGTAACAAGAAAGGGAGAAGATTGCTTGTTTAAAGAAAAATTTATATATTGCCCTAAATGTGGAGCTAAGCTTGCACTGGAAATAGATGGAAAATATGAACGCATGGTGCATGTGAAAGGGTCAAAGACTGAAGTAATGATAGGAACTCATAAAACTATTCTTATCTGTAACAGCAAAAGATCTGATGCAAAGCATAAGGAAGTATGTGGTCAAAGGGTAGAAATTGAAAACGGTAAATAGCCGTTTTTAAAAACAGGCATTAAAAAGTATATATGTATTAAATAATTAAAGATATAAAATATAAGGAGTGAAAAAAATGAAAGTAAATGTAGTGAAAAAAGCTATAAAAGGGAAAATAACAATAGGAGTAAAAGCAAAGGAAAATATTATAATGACAGTATTCTGGGTATGGTTAATAATTTCTGCATTAGGAATGGTTCTGGCAAATGATTTTTTAAGCTGTGTTAGGATAGCAGTTGCCAGTGTAGTATCTGGAGCATCTTTAATAGTAATTTTAAAGAATTTTTTTGGGAGAATACTATGAAAAAAATACTGGATATTTTATTCAAGAAAAAGAAAAAAGGGGTTACAAAGGGAATAAGAATAATAGAAAACGGAAGAGAAAAATGGATAAGAACTAATAGGAGGTTCTAATGCAAATCAGGATAACACATTTAAATAGAAATATAACAGAGGTTTCAGCTCTTCAATACAAAATAATGAAAAATGATATCTTAATAGATGATAAGATATATAAGAAAGAACAGCTATTAAAAGTAGAAATAAATGGTATATCTGTGTTTGAGAGAATAACTGATAACAATGACAGATATTCCAGAATAGAAGATTTTGAGGAATTTAAAGGCAGAACATTGCGGGAAAAATGGACAGATTACAAGCAAATAAAAAGTTTCCGTTATGATTCAGCCTATGTAAATCCTTATATAATAAGTGTTTATAATAAAGAAAAAGATTTCAGCTATGAGAAATTTTTCCGGACACTGAAAGAAATGAAAAAATTTATAGATGAAAATTTATTAAAATATAGCTAGAAAAGGAGAAAAAATGACAAAGGAAGAAATGAAGGAAACTTTGAAAGAAGTACAGAAAAAAGTTCTTTTATCTTATGACGAAGAAAAAATAAAAGAATTTCTGAAAATTTTAAAAAAGCCAATTCCTGAAAATCCTGTAGTTTTTTGGATTGGAATTCACAAGTGGATATGCAATTTACCAGATTTCACAGATGAGGAAAAAAAATTTTCAAGAAGACTTTTGAAAGAATATAATTTTTCAGAAAGTATTACTGAAACAGGAAAACCATTTAATGCAAGGGATTATTTATTATAAATCAGAAAGGAAAAATGATGGAAACAAAGCAATTGTATAAAATGCTGAACATGGTAAAAGAGTTTTATGAAGTATTTGATCAGGGAAATTACATGTTTAATGGCAGATATGCAAATAAAGATAGAAAAAAATTAAGAGAAAAACTATTTAATGAAGAACTGAAGGAGTACTTAATAGGAGAATTTAGAGAGGGTGTCTCGGAAGAAGAAAGACAGATAGAAAAATTAGATGCAGTTTGTGACATGTACTATATAGCTATTGGAAATGTTCTTGAGAAATCAAAAGATAGACAAGATAGCGTAAGAAATGTAAGAACAGGAAAGGAATTTGAATTAAGAATAGCGACTTATTATCAAAATCAGGCCAGATTTAATAATGAAAGGGTATTTAAAGCATTTGAAGAAGTTCATAGAAGTAATATGTCAAAATTGGGATTGGATGGAAAGCCAGTATACAGAGAGGACGGGAAAATAATAAAAGGACCGAATTATTTTCCTCCAGATTTAAGAAAATTTTTTAGAAGAGGTGCATAGAATGATAAGAAAAAGTTTAGATAAAAGAATTGAGAAAAAATATAATGAAATAATAAATGAAGCAAAAGGATATAAAAAAATAAAGATGTTATTTGAGAGAAGTATCTATATGTCTAATAAAAATTCTTTTAAGATATGGGAATTGCTAAAAATATTAGGGAAATTAAATAGATTTAAAAAAGATAATAAATCAGAAGATCCTTATGATTTCCCAGCAATGGGGTGACTGTCATGAAAAATATTCAGAATATAATAGAGGAAATTCAAAATTTAAAAGGGAAATATTGTGTTTCGGCTTATCTAGAAATAAAGAAAGTAATCGAAAAAAATGGAATAAGTGAAGAATTTATAGTTCAAAAAATAGAATTCAAATCAAAACAGCAGGAAATTAAAATAAAGTTAGATGAAATCAACATATCAGTTAAATATGATAAAGTTTATAGTCATAAAATACCAGTAGAAAATTATGTTACTGATGTAATTGTAAATTAAAAGGAGTAAAATGAATAGATTGGTAAATAGATATGAAGAAAAATATAAGAATGAAATTATAGATGATATTATATCAACTCATATTGGAATAGGCCTTTTTGTAAACTACTCAGAGACGAAAGTAAAATTACCTGATTTTACAGCATCTTATGTAGTATGGCAGATAACTATAAATAATGTAAAATATGAAATAAAGAGCTCATTGTTAAGCAGATTGATAGAAATAAAAATAATATTATCAAGAGGTGATGCAAATAATATAAAATTTAATGTTCCGGAAGAAATATTTGAATATGATGCTGAAATAGTAAAAAAAATGAAGAGGTATGGAAAAATATATCAGAAATTACTGGAAACAGAACAAAGAATTGAAAGTATAAATTAATAAAAGGGAGAGGAATTATGGGAAATATCTATGTGATATATGAAAATTCTGAACTATTGGAGGAAAATAATGAGTAAATTTTATGATTACATAAAAAGTAAAGAAAATGAAATAGGAAAAGATTTTTTTTGCAATATAGAGGTAGGTAAGACTGAAAAAGAAGATAAAATAATAATATATTACAGAAGTTTTTCTTTTAATAAAGAAGAAAAAGAAAATCAGAAAAAAGAAGAAGGACTCAGATATCTTGTTTTAAATAACCCTGGAAGTATAGATGTGTATATGAATTATGGTGATTTATATGTTTCTCCAAAACAAGTGGAAGGCTATGTAAAAGAAGGGAGAAGATTAAAAAAATTATTTAAAGTTAAAGAATTTCATGAGTTTGAAAAGATGTAATAAGGGAAATATAAACTAATTCACAAGTAAAGTAATATCTGAAAAATAATAATAAAAATGTAGTCTATTAGAAGTATTGTTTTATATGCTTTTGATAGGCTTTTTTATATACTAAATATATAGTTATATATTATATGTAATGATTTAGTTTAAAGTTTCTATTAAAAATAAGGAAAAAATATAAACAGAAAAGCAGGAAAACTAAAAAAAGAAACTCGCAATATACTCCTTTTAAAGAGTTTCAGAGAAATGGTAAAAAAGGACAAAGGAAACTCTAAAAAATGTAAACTGATATGACAAGAAAAAATTTAAAATTTATTCGTGCAATCTGCTTTAAATTCTTATTTTGAAACTAATTTTCTAGAATTTGATTTGAAGTAGATTGAGATGTGTAGTCGAAAATGATAAAAATAACTCCGAGAATATAAACGAGTTTATAAACTTTGAAATAGAAACTCCGAGATTCTAGTTTATATAAAAATGGCCGTTTTTTCTAATTTTTAGCCCCTTGTAAGTCAATAAAATCAATAATTTCAGAGTTTTGATTAACTACATTTTACCGTAAATACTAGCTTTGAGCCTTGTGTCCGAGATAAATTTTAAAATTGAACATTATATAATTATTTTGTGCATTTTTTTATCAAAAACTATTGATTTTTTGTAAAAAATGAGGTATATTATCAATATAAAATGTTTAATTTGGAACATTTATATATAAAAGTTCAATCTAATAAAAGGAGTTATAAAAATGAATAATCTGGCTATGGTAAATTATTTTGGAAAATCAGATTTAATAATATCTGATAAAAAAAATTATTATGTTGAAAATAACATTAAATACCTAAGAATACAGGAATATGTAGAATTAGAAAAAGGAATAAAGGATGACTTTCATAAGATGCTTGTGAGATTTTTATTTGAAACAGCGGCTAGAATCTCAGAAGCTTTAGAGTTCGATATAAAGGACATTGATTATAATTACAATAAAGTAAAATTGATTAATTCAAAACAGAGAAAAGAAGCAAAAAGGGAGTGCATCATTTCAAAAGAATTAATGAATATGATTTTGATACATATTAATAAATACAAGCTGACAAAAAAAGATAAATTATTTGTAAAAGTTACTTCTTCCGGAAAAAAAATGTACAAAAGAAATTCTGCTTTTACTATGCTTAAAAAATATGGAAGCAGTATATTGAATTATGATTGGGTAACTCCGCATACACTAAGACATACAAGAGCAATTCATTTATTAAGTGAAAATGTGGATATAGTAAAAGTTCAGAAGTTCCTGGCACATAAAAGCTTACTGAATACTTTAGTATATCTACAGTATATTAATCGTGATATTGACAACAGTATCATACAAGCAAATGCAAGCATAGGGATATATTAGAGTTGAAAAATCTTTGATTTATGATATAATTTAATCATAGAGACCAAGAGTCCTTTGAGTTATTTTAAATAGCTCAGAGGACTTATTTTTTTGTAATAAAGGTGGTGAAAAAAATGCAGGCATGGAAACTGGCAAAACTGAAACAGTATTATCAAACTCAGTTATATGAAGCTGGGGGTGACGACAAAAAAATAAATAAAAGACAGATAGCAAAATTATATGGAATATCTGCTCAGAATTTAAATAACTATATTAATAGGAAGAACTGGAATGATTTATCAGAGTTTGTTTATGTTCCGTTAGACTTAAAACCTGGAATAAAAAAGAACGAACCTTTGAATGGGAGCAGGTCAAAACTTACAGGCGAAATGCTAGAGCAACTCTTTGAGTACGCAAGAAGAACAAATGAGGACGGGAAACCTACTTATACAAATCAGGAAATAGCAGAAAAACTAGGAATATCTGTTTCCACATTTTATAAATACTATCAGGAAAATATACATTTTTACAAAGCACTTAGATCTGCAAGAAGATTAGGACAAGTAGAAGAGGCGATGTTTAAGACTGCGACAGGATATAAATACGTAGAATCTAAAACAGAAGATATAGTTATTGGAAATATTGGGAAAAAAACAGGAGAGATAAAAAATACAAAAATAATAAAAGAAGTACTTCCTGATGTTCGTGCACAAAAATATTTAATGTCTAACATAGCTCCTGAGGAATATACAGAAAATAAAAAGGTAGAACAGAAGATAACTGTATCTGAAGATATTAATCTTTCACAATTATCCGATGAGCAGCTTGAAAAAATGTTAAAGGATCTGGAAGATGGAAATAAAGAATAATCTTAAAAATGAGATATTAAAAAGAAAAATACAGAAAGAAAAAGCAAAAAGAAATCTGCTTGATTTCCTTATTTATGATGGCGAAGGCAGATATAAAAAGGCTAAACATATAGAATTTCTTACAAGTAAAGTTCAGGAGTTTGTCAATAAAGTGGAAGCTGGACAATCTCCTAGGATGTTTATCTGTATGCCTCCACGTCATTCTAAATCTGAAACAACAACAAAAAAAATGCCAGCGTGGGTAGTTGGAAATAATCCGGACTGGGAAATAATTATAGCGGCTTATAATGCAGACCTTGCTAGTGATTTTGGGAAAATAGCAAGAGATACATATAAGAAGCATAATAGGAATGGAAGTAAAGTATTTGATAATGAACTTGACAGGGATAAATCAGCAGGGTCTAACTGGGGAATAAATATGCACAGGGGTTCTGTTGTCAGTACAGGAGTTGGCGGTTCAGCAACTGGTAAAGGAGCACATATTGCAATAATAGATGATCCTTTTAAAAATAGGGAAGATGCTAATTCTAAAATACAAAGGGATAAAGTTTGGAGCTGGTATCAGTCTACAATCCGTACAAGACTTGCTCCCGGCGGTGGGATTATTATAATTCAGACAAGATGGCATGATGATGATTTAGTTGGCCGAATTATTAAAGAGATGCAAGCAGGAACAGGAGAATTATTTGAAGCTATAGTTTTACCTGCCATATCTGA